GTAAGTTGGCAGCATCACCTACAACGGCATTACCGCTATGCATTGCTCATCTTACACACAGCGCAATGTTGATAGATAACCCCAGCATGGAACATGGGTGAAACAGTAGGTCAGAGCTTCAGGCTCTGTGTTGTCAATACAGTGAGGCATAATTATGGCTTTCATTCCACCAACCATCGACGATGTTAGACATTGCTCTAACGCTTTATCTGTAGACCCCGCCGAAACCGACGCTGCCCGCGCCATTGCTGAACACTACTCAAAGATATCCAATCAGGAGTACCGCATCACCCAAGACGACCTGGATGACCTCACTGACACAATCGAATATCTCATGGCCACTAACCAGCCAGACTCACAATAAATGCACTAATAAATCTATTATTTTCGTTGGATCCTTCTATAATGGTGGCCAACAACTCCCAGTGTAATTCGCTGTGAGTTGTTGGCCATGTCAATTCTGGAGGAGGATCAATGATAAATTATGTCTACGGCGAACAACTGTACCAGGAGTTCGTCAGCTTCAGGGATCTCTTTCTAAAAAAAGCTGTTGCACGCGCCCAACACGTTGATGCCGCCAGCGACGGTCGTCCTGTACGCCCGGTTGTCGTTCTGCCGTTCAAAGAAACGGACAGCATTCAGGCTGAAATTGATAAATGGACTTTAATGGCGCGGGAACTGGAACAGTACCCAGACCTCAATATCCCAAAGACTATTTTATATCCTGTGCCTAACATCCTTCGCGGTGTGCGTAAGGTTACGACCTATCAGACAGAAGCTGTAAACAGCGTCAACATGACCGCTGGCCGCATTATTCATCTGATTGATAAGGACATTCGCATCCAAAAAAGCGCGGGGTTCAATGAGCACAGTGCGAAATACATAGAGAACCTGGAAGCAACAAAAGAGCTAATGAAGCAGTACCCGGAGGATGAAAAATTCCGTATGCGCGTACACGGCTTTAGCGAAACAATGCTGCGCGTTCACTACATCTCCAGTAGTCCTAACTACAATAACGGTAAATCAGTTAGTTACCATGTGCCGCTGTGTGGCGTGTTTATCTGCGATGAAACTCTCCGTGATGGAATCATCATCAACGGTGAATTCGAGAAAGCAAAATTTAGCCTTTATGACTCCATAGAACCGATCATCTGCGACCGCTGGCCACAAGCAAAAATATATCGCCTGGCAGATATTGAAAATGTAAAAAAACAAATTGCCATCACTCGCGAAGAGAAAAAGGTTAAGTCAGCCGCATCAGTTACGCGCAGCCGTAAAACCAAGAAGGGGCAGCCAGTAAACGACAACCCCGAAAGCGCGCAATAAATTATGCCCGGCATCAACCGGGCATTCTTCCATTATTCAGCCGCCACCGGTTTTAACAAGCCAGCATCGAGCAGTTTACGCGTCAACCACTGCTGGCCTTTACCCGTTAATTGAGGCGTCAACCGTATCTGATAGCCATCTTCATCATCCAGCACCACTTCTTTCACCGTGAAATAATCGACTATGACGAACGATATAAGGCGTAATGTGAGCGCCAGCTCCCGCAGCTCCACAGCCACAGCATGGACGGGAAGCCACAAAGTCCATGTACTCGGGCAATTTTAGCGATTGAAGTTTTGGTATTTTGAAATGCGCCATACCTGGGTCGGAGTCAACATCCACAGGGCATACTTTTGCACGCATCGGCGCGGCGCGTTCTTCCATCATTTGAACATATGCTGTAGCGCGATCGTCATACGGGCGAATATCCGCCTCTTTCAGAGGTCCGCTATCCTGCGGAGTAGCCTTCATCTTATTTATTGATATGCGGCAGACTTCTTCCGGCATCAGGTGCATCATGTTGCGCATGAAAGCCCACCAGCACAGCTCCTGAATACTTAAATCATGGCTATTTGAAAGGCCCATTTCCTGACGGGCGACATCCAGTATCCAGTTAACGCGATTATTGTGCAGCGTTTCTTTCAGCTCATTAAAACCACGCATCCGGTAATGGTTATCGTGATGCCAGCACAACAACACCGCGCTATTGTCTCGTTCTGCGTGGACAATATGGTTGTCACACCAACTACGATCTGCGGCCTGGCATTGACCCTCTTTCCTACGCAACCACGCCACCAGCGCGTCAATTCCACCAATACGGCGAAACAGTTCATCGCTGTTAAAAAACGGCTGCAACGCCTCATTTGTTGCCATGGTTTGCTCCGTAACAACGAGGCCGTCTTCCATGTGCTCGATTAACTCACGCGGCACCGGCTCCATAATAAATTTACGGCCAGCCTCCACCAGCTTTCGGACCTCCTGATCCACTTTGAACGTGGCGAGGCCAAGCTCTTTCTGTACAAAGGGAGTAATTACGGCTTTCACATCACACCTTTAATCACTGATTGGGCTTTATCTGCTGCCCGGCATTATCTGTTTAAGCACAACCATTTCCTGACGGCATAACACAGCAATAGCAGTCCTGGCTCCAATTTGCTTACCAACCAGGTATTGCTTTACCTCGCGGCGACTCACGCCATCAAGAAGCATCTTTAACGCTTCACGGGACAATTTGTTGTATTTGCGTGCCATTAATCTACTCCGCAGAACCATACAATCTACGTAACGTGGCGGCGACAGAAGATACAGATATCTCGCCAGTCGCAGCGCCTACAGTAAGGTCTGCCAGTTCAGGTGAATCAAATACCTGCACCCCGTTACGGCGTAGAAATAGCAGCGCACTGTTTAGCGCGGTACGCTTATTGGCATCATTGAATATATGCCCTCTCGCTGTAGCCACCAGGTAGGTGGCGGAGACTTCGAAAAGGTCGGTGATCTCTTCGTAGGCAACTCTGGCCTGAACTCTCCCGATAATGGCCTCTGCCCTACCCGGATCTGACATTCCCGGCAGGCCGCCGTAGCGGCTTATATTCGCATCATGAAGCGCAATAAGTTCTTCCGGTGATATATGCCTCATTATCGGTTAACCAGTTCCTTGTTGGTGGAGTCCAGGGTGTCAAACAGGGATGCAAATTCAGCATCCAGCGCCGCTTTTTTGTAGGCTTCGAAAGTAGCCTTGCTGACAATTACTGCTGGCTCACGGCCTCTGCGGGTGATTTCAACCTCTTCCCCGGCTTCAACATTGTTGAGCACTTCAGAAAGGTTGCCGCGCGCGGTACGGAAGTTAATGGATTGCATAAACACCTCGTGTACTCGTTATGTGTACACAATTATAAACTTCACAGGCATAAAGCACCAGCACTTTGCAGCTTAAATCACCGGACAGTCATCAAATTCCCCACTTCGGGCATCATTGATGACATGAGTGATCACACCAAAAACAGCATTACTACCCGTGTAACCATCGTCATCTACTGGTAACGCCTCTTTCTTCCCGGTGCTTAAATCCTCCAGGTGCTGGCGCGGATACTTTCGGTATCTCTTTATGCGATATTCACCCTCCATAGCGCAGACAAGCAGCGAACCATCAACCGGAGTAAGCGAGGAATCAACCACCAGCAAAGCACCCTGCAATATTCCCTCACGGTGATGGCTGTCTGCCGCCCGCATGAAGTATGTCGCTGATGGATGCCTGATTAGTTGCTGATCAAGAGAAATTCTGCTTTCAACATAATCCGCCGCAGGAGAAGGGAAGCCCATAGCGTTTTCACCTCAACAATACTGTTTATTTATACAGTATACATTAAAGAGACACCTTTGGTGCAAACGCGTTATGTACATCAACCACCGCAGATGATTTTGTGCGCTTTGCTACTATTCATCACCAACGGATCAGCGTAACCTCGTTGCCAATCAGTTAATAAGGAATTAGCTATGCCTAATCGCATTCCTCTCGATCCTGTATTGCCCAAAAATTTTGACTGCACTCCTAACGAGAAACGCTCTAAAGCTCAGCTGGACGCCTGGTGGGATCATCCGTATGGAGTTACACAATCTGACGGGAAAATTGTTGTTTTTTGTCTAAACGGTGGCGCGTGGGACCGTCCATCCATGCTTTGTTTGGCAGATAACTATGATGACGCCTGTGAACTTGCAGAAAGAAAGCAGGCAAGCTGGGTAAAAACACGGTCTAAACCGTCATTCATGTTTTCAATAGAACCGCCATTTATCCTAGCAAGGATGCCGCAGCGACCAGACCAGGAACAGCAAGAGATTGTTGCCGAATTTGATTCAAGGGAAGAAATGAACCTCTTCACGATGAAACAGGAACAAGAAGAGAATCTTGGAGTTTCACCATTTTTGGATCACAAGAGTATGAACCTCGACCTGCTTATCTGGTACAGCAATGAGCTTGAGTTATCGCTGTCCCGGCTTGAAAAAGAAAAAGCAGCTATCCAGGCACAACGTGAAGCTGTGTTGGCGCGGATTAAAGAAGTACAGAACGGATGATTGCTGTTATTTTTTGATGGTATCGTCTTTTTGGTATACCGGATCGCTTCCCTTTGGCAACTGGAGGCTTAACTGCCGGTAGTGCCGTAGACGTTCCATGAAATAGGTGCGCAGGTTCTCTGGTTGCTCGCGGGCTACCTGTTCAGCTATGACAGGTATGTTCAATCGCTCTTTGTAGGCAACCCCCCTAGCAGCCAGGTCAACGTTAACTTTATTCCTTTCTTCCTGGCTTTTAGCTGCTATGTTCCATTCGTTCATATTAAATCCCATCCAGAATAATTGAATAACGGCTATTATTTAGTCGCCGCAATATCTTCAAAGTTTTTTTCTCACCCCATTGCTTTTTGCGCACAGCTTATCTGGCTTGCGGTGCGCCGAAATGTAAATTCGCCTTCAGAGTTATCCACAAAGTTATGCACTTGCAACGAGGCCATTTTCCTCATACTGTGTTTGCACACACAGGAAATGGATATTTTATTAATTGAATTTTATTAAATAATAATGATAAGGAGAAAATTTGAGATGTAATCATGACATTAATAGATAGGGCCTGCATTACAGGCCCCAACTACATCAAGGAATTCACAGTTCCCTGATTTTTATACCGAAAACATGTGCCGTAAGTTCACGTTAACGACTTTCTTTCACCGAATCCAACTATATAGAGGTTGGGTTTCTACGTCAACGTGAGAGCACACAGCTTTACATTTGACGAGGATTACCCTGATGATTGTAATTTTTCAGTTTCTAAGTGCATTTTTAAATGCGCCTGTTCTTAGCCAAGTGCTGGCGATTGTCTTCATCGTGGTTCTGATATGGTTTTTCAAGTCAGTGATAAACAGAGGCGTGCGCTGGCTTATTTAATGTCGCGCTGAGATATTAATTCCCTTGCTGTTTAACCATTTTTTGTGTGTGCTGGTGAGCGTGTGAAGGCTCAATTTGTTGCCCACCAGTATTTACTATTTCTAAGCTCCACAGTGTCACTTCCGCACAAACAACTTAGCGCGGAATCAGTATTCGGCCCAAGATGTAAAAAGCCAACCTGCGTTATGGTTCGCATTTCCAAATAGTGTTCTGAACGCCCGTGCCGGGCGCGAGATGTGGATTAGCGTTCGCGCTATGCTGATATACGGCTTTAGACTTTCCATATTGCTGACAGGCTTTATCTGCGGTTTTTTGCAGGCTATCCAGCCCATACCAGCCATCAGACTGGATGCTTACCTTTTCACCGTCATTGTATTGCACCATTGCACACCCGGACATAGCCAGCATCGCACCGACAATAACGCTTTTCCATAAAACTCTATGCAACATATACAAAAATCCCCTCTGTGAATTGAGGGGATTTTAGCATGGTGATCAGATATCAGCTTTATCAGGAATTTAATCAGCCTCCAGTGGCAATAACGCCTTAGCCATTTCATGAACCAACATGGCATCAATGACGCCTAGCGTATGGCCCGGCTTAATCTTTAATGCGGCCTCAAGATAGCCTCTTTCCAGAGTGGTTTTTACGCTTTTCCTGGGCGCCTGTTGGGAACTATCCGGAAGATCCGGATGGTTCCCAGCCTCATAAGCTATCCGCAACCAGTGCATGAATGTTTCCGCAGACACACAACCGCAGTCCACATCGATTTTCCCGCGTTGCTGTTCCAGCCATTGCCCAAAATCCAACCTGTAAGCCTTACTTTCAAGTTCATCGCCATTGAACTCGACTTTCTGCGACGCTATGAGAGCTGATTCGTATTGTTCGCGAGTGACAACTGACTGGTATTCATCGCTATCAAGATCACCAATTGGAAGCTCAATCTCACAACAAAAATTGCGCCCAAAGAACGTGTCTTTTTTGTGGTCTGAGCCAAAAGCAAAAGTCGCGCATGGCGCCATTAAATTGGCACTGAGCAGGCGACAATCGATCATACCATCAGGCCACCCGCCGCACTTAGGCAGCTCCTTCACTAACAAGTCGATAAGCTTCATTTTTTTATCATCTTTGCTAGTTGCTAACGCCATTTTTGCAAGTCCAAATACTTCATCTGCCGTATATCCAGCACCGTGACCATACATTTCGATACGGGAAATAATCTCTGATATACGCTCTTTAGTGATTCTGGTCATTTCTTTTTGCGCCATTTCTTTTCACATTCCTTAGTCCATTTTTCAATGTTCATTTTGGCAATATCAGTCATTCCATCGCCTAAGAAATACCTTTCCCGGTATGTCTTGCACTTAAACCACACTACAATAGCCACCAGCCAGAAAATAAAAGGCCAGACAGCAATACCAACTACAGCCACGATAAAGTCCAATAGACACAAATGAAGCTCCCCTACTTCTGTTTCAGGCAATATCTTTAAAGAGTTAAACAGCAGACTGAACGAATGGTCGTATGCAGTAGCGCTATAAGACATACAATCCATATAATTAAAATCATAGCCTGCGGCTGCCGCCCATAATGGGCAGTCAAGAAAATGTTTGAATGTCATCATATAAATTTAATCAGTTACACAGTGTGGCTGCTTCCCTGCCGTAACAGCAGGGTAATAAAGTTATAATCAGTCTCCAGATAGAGATATAGCTAACGCACCAACGAGGAATAAGGTGCTACCAGCCAATGCACCGCAGCTCTCCGTTCCCCATTCAACGCCACCAGCCAAAGCCACAAAAAAACCACAAACACAGACAAATATAAACGTCGCCCAAAACTGTTTCTTTTTCATTATGGGGTGCTCCAGTTATCTTCAATTACAATGCTCAACCTTTGTAGCCATTCTGCTAATTTCAGCATTGCTTCTCTTTCGCTTAAACCACGCGGGAAATCATCAAGCGATATTGTTGGCTTGAAGTTCCCGAAATTATCCATTTCAACTGTCAGATTTTGCTCTAACACGGTATTCCTGACACGGCTATTGTGCCGAAGCAAATATACTGATCGTGATTCATTAGTTTTGTGGTCGAATTGATATTCGGTAAGTATCATCTGGCTTTTGCCATGACTATTACCTCTCCACATACTTACCTCACTTAATAAAACAACTCCATGCGTAGTTGATGATTTTTTCCCACGCAATATAAATCTGCACTCCAGCAGTAAAACCAAAGCCTACAATTGCTGAAAAAATCAAAACATTTACTTTTGACATTATAAAATTTCTCTCGGTGTCGTAGGTGATAGCACCATAATTGATAATTTAGTGAGTTAGCAGCTTCATTTTTTTGATGATTTCCGCATGAGCATCATCGTTATCAACACTTAGCTCGTTTAATGCTTCTCGCACTACATCAACTTCTTCAGGCTGAAAGAAGTCGTCGCGGTAATCACCAAATAGAACCGAAACCAGCCTGGCACCAGCAACATCAAGATTAGCGCTAACAGGTGGCTCGATATCTCGCCCACAATTCCAGGCTTTTTGGGCTTCTTCCAGCGTGTAAACATGAGCGCGATCGATATCAGAGCTGTAACCATTGCCGTTATGGCAATGGAATGAAGCGTTATTACCCACAGTTTCACGCGAGCACATCATGTAAAAACGGTTACTCACTGGTTGCCCCCTGAATACGCTCAAACTCGATTACCCAAACCCAGGGATTAGCGTTCCAACTTTCTTCGCCATAAATTGATTCCCATAGGCTACGGAAACCTGGGTAATGCTTATCGCCAATGAGGGTAAATTCTGTTGGTGCGCCCTCAGCCCTTGCATCGCATTCGCTGATATCGTTCAACCGCTCAACGCGCACGTTGGTAATTTCCAGCAAAATGCGCGATGCCCAGCGCGGCATGTGAATTGATGGCGTCCACTTTTCTGATACTGGCTTATTACAAACCTCAACCGGAACCCGGTGCGTTTGTTCTGTCCAGGAGTTACGCACGCTTGCGCGATAAACCAGCGTTGCGACGTCCGTCGCTTTGCCATGTACCCGGTAGGTTTCACGAACCCAAATACGATCTCCCGGTTGACCATATGGACAATGTTTAGCAAGCAACTCTGCGGCCACTGCCCGTCCATAGAATTTTTCTTCAACAATCCTGCGAGTCTGTGTTTTATTCCCGCCAAGAATTGCCCGGACCATCTCATCGTTGAAAATCATGCCGCGCTCTTTCACTTCGCCTTTCATGCATCCCCCTTACCCATGCGCGACAATGCCGCCAAAAGTGATAGAGAACAGCCAGAAATAGATCGCGGCCATAATGATTTTGAATGCCGTGTTCATATTTTCAGCTCCTGTGATTGATTGGATACATGCCGCGCCTTGCGGCATGTTTTTATTTTCACTTTCTCTGTTTTAAAAATCAATATTTATTAGAGCAATTATTGTTGATGGAGAAGCGCGTTTTCATACTCCCTGACCATTAACGTAAGCACGCCGTGCCTCCTGAAAACACGCGCCACTTCAATCTTATCTTCCAGCGCGAACGCGATTTTACTTAGACCAATTTTCTTAAGGAGATCAATCTTTGCTGGGCCGTCATTTCTGTCATCGGTGGCAGGACGCATAGATAGCAAAGGCTCAGCCCCGTTTGTTACGTACTTCCGCAGCCAGGCTCGTGTTTTATCCCTTGCGATCTCACAGCGCCCGGTTACAAACCAGACCGTGTAAACGTTAAATAACTGGCGCACAATATCAATAACTGGAGTTATGGGAGTATCAGTGTCACAGGCGAGATTAAACTCGTTCCAGTCCTTTGTTAATGCACCTTTACCTGGTGGCGGAAGCAAATGCAGTCTGTCTTCAGTTGCCTCTGATATTGTTCCATCAATATCAACTATGACGATATACGGACGTTCCTGGTGTGCGTGTTTATTGAAAATACTCAAATGCCCTCCTCATTGGACGAAAAAAATGCTGGTGGGCGCACTCCACCAGCATTAAAAGTGACACTGTAACTGTCAGCGAACGTAAATAGTGCCGCCGTTCTCTTTTTCCCATGCATCGCTACGTGCATAGCAAACATCGAGAAGTCTTCTTGCCGCTGTTTCCTCTAAACCCAATTCGACAACCAACTGCTCATGACGGCGGGTAACCACATCAAACAGGGTATGCAGCCCTTTAGCTGCCAGATCATCAATAAATTCCGGTTCGAACGGCAGCTCTGCATCTGCCAACATAACCTCTTGCGCCCACTCGACACGGCGGACCAGTTCCGGGCGGCGGCTTTCCATCTCTTTACAGATCAATTCATGGAAGAACTCTACCCAACCTTCCGGCTGGAACTCGCGGAAAATGGCCAGCGGCTGGAAGTTTGGCATCAACCATTCGTTGATTCGGATATCAATGGCATAGCCCATGTCGCAGCAGAACTGATAAGCAAAGTCCAGCTTAGAAACGATATAAGGACGCTCGTTATTGAACTCTTTAGGCGATGAGATCCCATAAGCCAGGAGGCGCGGGAAGAAGGAGATTTGCCCTAACGTCGGATGAAGTTTGCTTGCAGGGAAACGGCGCTCAGTAATGCCATACATTTCCTTCTTGAGCGTCGCAAATTTGGCATTCTCATTAACCAGCGCGGTAACCTCTGCTTTTTTATTAGCAAATGCCACGCGCGCTTCGCTTGCATCTTTAATAGTTTTTTTGAGCTGTTGGTTAAGATCGGCGACCTGCTTACGCAGTTCCTGTCGCTCGCTTTTAGCTTTGTTATAGCGTTTCTCAAGGTTAAAAGGATCAAGTTTCATGATCTCTTTATATTGAGATTTTAGCGTTGAAATCTGTGAGTTCCGCAGTTCAACCATCGCGGTCATTTCATTGAGTTTTGTTTCCAGCTCAATGCTTATACGTTCGGCATTATCAGCACGCTGGTTGGCGTCATGCGTCGCATCGTCGATCGCGTCCTGTTGCTGGCGTTTCAAATGTTCAATTTGTAGCTGAAGCTCTTCAATTTCTTTACCCTTCAGACCGAGATCCAACTGCATATTTTCAGCTGCATCTACCAGGGAGTTATGGCTATCAGCTTCTGCGTTATAAACATCAATAAGCTGTGCGTGAAGCATCTCCGCTGACTGAACCGCATTATCAAAAAAACGCGCTGTGAGGTCATCACAACTAACGCGGCGTTGCGCGGCCCGGATGTTCTGGATAATGGCTGGGATACCGGCATTCAGGACGTCAGGGATAGATACATTTTCGATTGATTGGTTTTGTGCTGAAGTGCTCATTTCAAAGTTCCGTATTAGCTTGTGCTTCGGTCATTTTTCCTAAGTATGAAGGTGGAAGGACTACGCAATTTGTATCCAGTCCCTCACCTATGGCAGCCTGTAAAATTCTGGCTAAGGTGAGTCTCTTGTTGCGATACCTGGTGATTACATGCCTGATACCGCCGGTCGGCGTAACAAAGGCGATCAGCCAGTAGTGATATTTCCGTCGGAATGGCCACATAGCGCACCTTGTAGATTGCTCTAATAAAAAACGTGATGAGTGTACATCACGTTTTAAAAATATGAAATTATTAGAGCAATATTATTCTGATTCTCGCTCAAAAAATGAGCTGATAAGGGGAAGCCAATCCTCTGACACTTCGCGAGGTCGCGGTTTGCCGTGGAAAAAGATTATTCGGCAGTCTTTTGGTAATGCCCCATTCCCCCTGGAGTAACGCGCGCTCGCATATTTTGAACCAGGTTCCACAACATCGGCCTTGTAACTTACAAACCATCCTGGATACAGATCCTGAAATGCTGGTGTATCATCGCCCATAACCTTTCGTAAGAACCCCTGGTCACCCCAGCACTCAGTAGTGACACAACGAGAAATCCAACCTTCCGGATCTTGCCAGAATGAACTCCAGATATGCGCTTTTACACTATTTGGTATCCACAGGGCACCGCTACCACGATATTGTGGATGGTAAAAATCCCTAAGCATGGTGAAGCTGGTTGGTGGATTCTCAAGGATTGGGCGTATATCACCGGCAATAACTGTGTCCAAATCCAGATAGAACAGATCATCTGTTATATCCGGTCGGAACAACTCGATTTTCGTCCACCAGCCACGGCACTTTTGCCACTGGTTGATCAATGGGACAACTTTGACGCCAGGTACATGTAAACGCTTCAGGTCTGTCAGGCAAATAATTTCATAGCCTTTTGGCAGTTGATTAACCAGCCACTGCACATCGGAAGCGTTATAGTCACCACCAGAGCGAAGAACTAAAGCAATCTTCATGCTGCACCATCACCTTTCACTTTCATCAATGTCAGGTTTCCGCAAAATACGGCACCAGTGTCGATATAATGCTGATTCCAGAATGTCTTCGGGCTTTTCACCGGAGTGTGACCAAAGATAAAACGATCTGCGCCCGAAATTTCGCCACCAATATCATCCATCGAATCACTGATACGCTCGCGCGCCCAGACAACGTTGAAAAGCGGCACCTCCTTACCGAATTGATATTCATTATCCGGATAGTCGGCATGGGCTATAACGATAGTTTCTTGCCCGGTGTTCAACTCAATGATATAGGGCAGTCGTCTTACCAACTCCACCAGCGCCCTGGCTAATATTTCCTGATCAGCGTCCAGCATGAAGAACCATTGACCGCCATTCATTAGCCAATTATTCACGTTGCCATCAGGACTTAACGCATCAATCATCAGCTGCTCATGGTTGCCCATAACCGCTCTGAACCATGGCATCTGCAATAGCTCCAAGCATTTAACATTTTCGGTGCCGCGATCGATAAGGTCGCCGACCGATATCAGTAAATCCTGCGCAGGGTCAAAATCCACACGATGGAGTTCGGACATCAGTCTGGTGTAGCAACCATGCAGATCACCAACAACCCAGATATTCCTGTATTTGGTACCGTCGATACGGTGATAAATTGTTGGTGCCATCATGTATTCTTCAGCCATTCTTTAAGAGTCATCTGCGGAATACCTCCCATTTTCCCGCATGAAACAACGTCAATCTGTTCACGCGCAGACTGGAATAACAAAGGCAGGTGACTTAGATTTTTTGGCGTGCCGCCGGAATGAACGCGTGGTTCTTGCGTAGCGTCAACGCCCACCAGGGCTACATGTTTGAATCCGATATGGAAAGCCAGGTTCAGAGCACCATATGCACTATTGCCGCTGGCAATTTCATTCTCATCTTCGCAAAGGCCGAAATGTGCGGACCAGCGCCACGCCCACCACTCGGGAGAATTCGTATTTTTTGGCTCCGTGCCGCGCTCAGCCACACGACGGAAGCACAGAACGCCGTCTCTGACCTCACGTTCTTTAACATCGGGTAACCTTTTTTCTGCCCTTCAGCCTTCATTTTCCCGGCGGTTGCTTTTGAACGTTTCCCTCTGAAGTGGTTTACTGAATT